CACAAGGGCTTCCTGGGCCTTCCTACGGGCTTCCTTGACGTCAATGGTCGGCGGGTGGCCGAGGTTCACGCGGACGTCCCGGCCTGCATGGTAGTACTGGACGATCCAGGCCTTGGCTCCCGAGGGGTACACCAGGAGACCCAGGCGCGGGACCTCAGTGTCCCACAGATACACACGGCTTCCCGGGCGGGGTGTGGTCCGTGTGACCAGGGCGTCAGTGATGCGAATACGGGACATGGGTTTCAAGGCTCCAAGGCGTCGTGATCTCCGGGACAGACATTTAGTCACGATCCTCCACAGTTGCAAGGGGTCTATCCTGACCCAGGTGTAACGGTCAGACCCAGGACAGACCCGGCCTCTGGGTTTGGCGAGGAAGCCGGGAACTCGTGGTAGACATTTCAAACTCTTAGGAGGAGTGGATACAAGGACATTGGTGCAAGGACCACCTTCTTCCCGCGCTGGTATGAGGAAGACCTCGTAGGCCGCGATCCATTGAAAACGAAGGTGGCAACTGAGAACAACGTCAGCGCGTAGACACTGTCCTGGGTTACCGGGTCAGACTGAGGACAGACTTGGCGGGACCAGATACACTCTTGGAGCCGTCCAGGATGCCGACCACGCGGTCACGGAGAGCCTTGCCCCGGGGTGTCATGAAGTACCGCTTGGCACGGAGTTCCTGGAGGTCCACCTCAGACCGTATCAAGCCGTGACCCTCCTGGCGCCCGGTATCGGTGTCTTCCGTGAGTTGACGGCGATACTGGGAGAGGTCGAGGAGATACCGGGATATCGTGGATTGAGAGAGCCCGGTCTTCCGGGAGTAGTCGATGGAACGCTGCCCCTCGTCCAAGGCAACCATGAGGAAGACGTTGACCAGTTCAACAGTGACACCGCGATGAATGGCCTGGAACTCCGCGAGAACCCGGGACATGCGGTACAGAGAGGTTTCCGGGGGTGTCGTGGGTACGTGGTTGAAGAAGAAAAACATGGCGTCAGTCCCTTTCCTAGGTGATCTTGACAACCGTGTTTTAACCACAGATCGGTGCAGATACGTAAGGGAACACTTGGGGAACAGAGGAAAAAAGACCCCCAACTCCGAGGAGTCAGGGGTTACAATTGCGTTATCTGGCCACGCCAAGTGCTTTTTCTCGGCTGCGGAGTGTACTCATACCCAGCAGTGACAGCACGAGAGCAATGACTTCAGCGGTGCCCAACTCGGGCCGGGCGACAAGGGCACCCGCTTCTATACAGGCCCAGGCCCACAGAGCCGTACCAATTACAGCCATGGGGATGTACAAGAGAGCCAGGGAAATGCCGCAGACCCAGCCGATGAAGGGTCTCCAACCAGCCACAAAGATGCTGCTGTGGGACGCTTCTATCTTGTTGACTTCGATCTGGGCCATTGATTCCTGGTTTGCCGCCTGGATCAACTCGGCTTCCATCTGAACGCGGACACGCTCGGCCTCGGCGGTGTCTGGAATTACCCGGTCCAGGATGTCCTTGAGAACCGGGAGAAGCCCTGTGACCAGGGCGATAGGGAAGGGCATGTGTTATCCTCTACCAAAGGCGATGGACCACAGAGAAAGCGCCAAGGATGCTGCGGCAGTCAGAAATGCCCAAAGCGCGCCGAAATTGCGGTGTGTCGTGGTCTTCTCGGTCTTCATTGCCGCAACATCGAGTTCTAGGGTCTGAAGACGCCTGGACACCTCTGACAGTGTTTCCTCGGTCTTGGCTTTACCTTGAAGGAGAAGGTCGACCTTGGTGTCGAGGCGCCCCAGGTTTACAAGGACGTCGACGTAGCGACCTGTTGGGTGGATGGTTTCCTCGGTCATCGTCTTAGTAGTCCGTGGAACCAGCCGTGGGTGCCTGGACAACCATGGAACCACCATAGCCACTGAGTTCACGGTCCTGGTATTCACTGATGGCTTCGAGGAGAAGGCGATCAAATGTCCCCGACCACTCGGCAGTCCTGTCGTGGGCAAAGAACATCCCGGCCTCTGCCAGGGCGGCGTAGAGGACCAGGGGGTTCATCTGCTTCAGGAGGTCGTTGGTCTCCGTGAGTAGCGGCGGTCTAGCGAAGTTTCGCCAGTACACAATGGTGATCTGGGTTCCCAGGGGCAGGTTCTGGTTGAACAGGATACCGGTGCCTCGACGGGTGTACCCCAGGTAGACATTCTGCGTCCCCAGGCGATCCGGGTAAACCTCTACCGGTACACCGCCGACAGAGACCTCGATGATCTTCTTCCCGGCGTCTAGGGGCAACGGTATCGCGGATTCACCGTCGTTCTCGGCCACTGTGTAAAAATGGATGGCCTCTCTTACATTGTGGTCCAGGACGCGGTTGATGCGGAGGAACGCCTTATCGACAAATGAGTCAGCCCGAGAGTCGGTGCAGTCACGGCGATTCAGGTGTTCCTTGAGTTCAGTGCGGAACGTGGCGTAGTCCATTGGGTCTCGTGACCTCCCGGTTAGCGGTTACTTCACCAGGAACTTCTCAAGACCCTCTCGACGACAACGCGCCTCGATGGCTTTCAGTGGTTCACGGTAGACGTCGAAGCCTTCCCGGAGCCACTTTTCCACAAAGATCACCGGGATGGACACGGCCAGGGAGTACTCGGCCCCCGGGCGCTTATTGTCTTCGGTGTCCCGGAGTCGCTGGAGGAATGAGTCAGGGATTTCCTGGTGTGTGGTGATCCTTGCGTACAGGGATGCACCGTCTTCCACGGCGTCAATTTGACCCATGGTGTCAAAGAAGTTCGAGGTAAACATTACGGAGCCGAGAACCCTTGGAGATTGGCGTAGACCTGGGCGCCCGTGGTGAGGCATTGAATGTTGAGGGCTGTTGCTGCCGTGCCTCGAAGCGGTATGATGAACTCGATGTCACGCACGGCTGCGTTGTTGGCCGGGAGGAAGCCACGCCACAGGGGGGTGGTGTTATCCAAGATCACGAACTCGGTTGCCACGGCGTTGGCGTTGGATAGTTGCAGACCTGTGACGTAGTTTCTGATCCCGGCACCAGCGGAAGCACGGGCCGCAACGGCGACGTTGTTTACAATACCCCCAGCAGGAGCGACGTATGACCACGTGGCTTCAGGCAAGGAGTAGGGGGTTACCAACAGCGCCCCAATGTTGGAAAGCTGGAAGGGTAGGATGTCGCCGGTCACCTCTGCGGCACGGTTGGCCGTGCGGACCTCACCACCGATGAACAGAGGGTTGCTACCGGTAGCAGGTGAGCCAGAAGCAATCGCAGCACCTTCTGGGCGCACAACCAGGGTATGGATGCCCGCGACGTCCACGCTGCGAAAGATTGGCCTGGGGCCTCGTAGTGCTTCCAGGATTCCTGGAATGATGAAATTGTCAGCCATTGTGGACTGGTCTCTCTATCAAGCAATCGTTGTTCGATGAAAAAATGGGGGACCAGGATTTCTCCCAGCCCCCCACGGCTTCACCGATTAGGTGAGGTTGTTGATGAACGAGGACGCCCTGAAGTTACGGTGCTTCAAGGAGTATTCACCAGCGAGCAGTACCGCCGTGTTGTCACCCGTCTTACCCAGGGTTTCCTGGAACCACGGACGCAACACAACCTTGCGCCACTGATCCGGGTCATAGATGATGCAGTGGCCGGTGTTGATGAAGCGGTTCAGAACGACACGCTGTTCACCAAATGGGCTGCGGTAGAAATCGACGGTGTTGATGATCCTCGTGGAATCACCGACGTCACGGCGACGCTCGTTACCCGAGGCACGGTAGGCAAAGTTGGCAATGACCAAAGAGTCAGCCGGTTTGCACATGATGATCGACGCCTCAGAGCCCGCATTGTACAGGTTCTGGTTCGCCGTGAGGATCATGTTCTCCGTGAGAGCCGTGGCGGCACCGTTCACAACGCGGACGCTGGCGTCGATCTGGGTAGACGCAGAAGCCATGAGTCGCGCCGTCGAGGCGTTACCCGCAGTCGCGGTCTGGGCAAGGCCCACAAAGGCATGTTCCAGGTCGCGCTTGAGTTCCGCAGAACGCTTGGCCTTCTGGTAAGCCAGTTCCTTGTCGCGGCCATACTTGCGAACACGGTCAGCAGTGCCAGAGACACGGATGGTCTTCTGGAGAATCTGCGTGTTGTTGCTGCGAAGCACCGTCGCCACTGCGGTCAGGGTACCGACATAGGTACCCGGCGTGTTCAGGGCGGATACCTGAGGACGCTGTACATCAAAGCCGTCCACCTGGGCGTTGGAGCCCACGGCAGCAAGGTCATCTTCCTGCCACTGGAAGAACGTGTTGTCCACGGATTCGTCACGGAGGGACGTCTGGAACGGGGTTTTCGTCGGAGCAATGTTGCTAACGA